ATGCAGGTGGGGGGTGTATTTTGCGACACCCCTCCCCTCTACCCTTTGATTCTCCAACATCTTTATATATTTGTAGCTGCCGAAACTTTTTTATAAATTCCTAAAACATTTTCGTTTACGATTTCATTTATCGCATCGACTATCGCTACACGCTGATCGGCTTCCGATAAATCATCTGAACTCTTCACTACCCTAGCGAGGAGGGAAGGGGTGTGGTATCCAGCAGCTGTATCAAACGACAACCATTCATCGAACTGTGTGAAGGGATCGTAAGGATTGTCAACAGTAGTCAACATGTATTCAGTATCATTCAATGGTTGAGTCATCACGATCACCTCACTTCACTATGCTTGACTTGAGTGTGGATAGGGCGACACCTAGAGCGTCAGCTACTTCAGCTTGTGTGTAGCCAGACGCAAGCATCTGCTTAGCTCTCTGTTGTTTAATAGAAGTCATAACAAGATTAGCTCTTGGTGTTGCCAACTTCTTTACTTGATCCAGATCTGCATTGTTCAGTATCTGTGACAACTTGTTGTTACTAATAGCACCTGATTGAATGGCTGCCCACTCATCAGTAGTGATCTGTACTTGTTGCTTCTTAGCACCAGTACGTGAGCGAGCCTCAGCTAATGCTTGTGCTTTGACCTTCTTTAGATCAGCTGAATCCATATCAGTATTAGCTTGTCTCTTGGTAGATACCACAGCATTGGCTAAGATCTGGGCCTGCCGTTCAAGTGGGGCATTCTTCAAGGCTATGTTCAGCTTCGCATTAAGGGAGGTGACTTGTCTAGAGTAGGCGGTCTTTGCAGAGGGTGAGTAAGGCGTAGTACGTGTAGTTACTGCAGCCTTCCTAGCTTCGTTAGCCAGAGTCTTAAGCTTGTTGGAATGATCTGCATACACCTTTTCAATAGGTGTGCCAGAAGCGAAGACAGACACATCATCTACATTAGAAAGCTTAGATACTTTGATCATGGGCTTTACTACTTTGCCTCTGCGATCTACAAACGTTTCGTTAGTATCCTCAAAGACTTTTTTACCAGTTGCCTTATCTATTGGTCCACCTTTAGCAGCAGACCTAGGCTTTCTTGCAGGAACTCTGATAGTAGCATTAGTTCCAGAATTAGAGATGAGTGTAGATGCTCCGCCTCTCTTACCATTCTGATACTTCTCTTTAAGATGCGCAATACCATTATCAAGAGAAGATTGTTTATAATTAAGATTATGTTTCTCTGCATCAATGACTACCATTGAATGTCGAACTGCTGCAGCAAGCTCGGTGGTATTCGCACCCTTGATAGACATGTCAGTAATAAGATTAGAAACATTACCCATCTCATGTTGCTTAGTACTAGCACTCATTTTCTTCATACCCTCATATGCTGGATACGAAGATCGTGGGTCAAAGTTCTTCAAACCTTCAAGTGCAGGAGACGTCTTAATCTTACCTGCATTATTCGGTACAACAAGAACTGTGTCTCCGTCAAAATCAGCACCAGATAGACGTTCAGCAACCTTGCTATGGATACCGACCGCATCTCGAGCTTGACCTAGAAGTTTCTTAGCTTCAGGATGATTGTTGTTGACACGAAGCTCTGGGATCTCGAATGGCCCACCATGTGGATAACGAACGAGAACAACCGATTCACCATTCCTATAATTGGGCGCATAGATCTCCGTTTGCTTCATGGTGTTAATAGGAAGGATAACGTGTGATGCTTGACGTGGTAGAGCAGCAGCCTTTAAATGAACAGCAGCTGAATCAGCATCATCAGCATAAGACTCAAGAAGCTTCTTACGAACGGCAGGATTAGTGAGACTCATGATCTCATCGAGATCTGCTTTACGCTTCTCATATGTCATATCAAGTTGTGTCTTAGCAAGCTTCGGGCTTTGCTTAGACAAGAACTGGGAAGATAAGTTACGAGACCAACCTTCCCAATCACCTTCTTCATTAACAACATTCATTGCGGAAGTTACTCGATCCTTTCCGTCTTTGCCCTTCTCAATGCGCTGACGAACAATTGCTCCAAAAGGATTGTCAGGATCGTCCTTTAAAGCTTTCATTGCATCGTTTTTATTACCTGTATTACTTTTGTTCGTATTAAACATAAGATCTGTTCCGGCAGGCAGATCATTCTTGTACATGGCCATGCCCTTGAGATAGTGTGTTCCGTCAACAGCAATACGAACTTGTGCGTATCTAGCAGTACCTAGAGAAACATCTTTGACGCCCGACCTGACATAGATAACTCCATCTGCATCTGCGCCACCGTCTTCTGCATATCGTATAGCGACGCGTTTGGAGCTAACGTTGAGTGGTGGTTGGAGACCAAGAAAGGATCGGCCACCATCGTCTGAGAAATCCGTGATCTGCTTGATCTTACTTTTATCAGAAACGATATCACGATAAGTAGTGCCAGGAGGCCCAAGTACTTTGACCAAAGTCTTATTGCCAGTACCCAATTGATCGATCTGGACGTTGTGGACTTCATAACCCTTCTCCTTCAACATAGCTACGGCAGTGTCCAACTTGGTTCGACTAACCCCGACATGATTCTCTACTCCAGAACCAATATCGATGAAGCCTTTCTCAGCTACCTGATCTTTGAGCATGTTAGACGTAGTTTCGAGAATATTGGTTTTATCCTTACGGCCAGGCTCAAGCAGGCTACGGACGGAAGATTCGTTAATGCTCATACGTTCGCCGATGGCTACGTTCGAATATCCCTTATCCTTCAAGCGCTGAGCATTTGCAATACTAGCCTGGCGCTGCTCTGTCTTAGCAATCGACTTTGCGGCGCGTAGTTGAGTTGTAGTTATACCCATGCCACGAGCAATATCAGTCTCGCTAAGACCTTGCTTTCGAAGGTTGTCTACCATACCCAAAAAACTATCGTTACTTGCAAATTCAGGACCTCCCGAGCCCCAGGGGCACCTAATAGCGGCCCGACCTGCGCAAAATTCCGTAGTGCGCTATGTAATTCTTTTCGTCGAGTAGCATGATGGCATCACCGTCCAATCCGGGCTAGATATCTCTCGCGATTAATTCTATTTGCTTGTCGAAGACCAATCGATGGATCTTGAAGACCCATAGAAATTGCATGGCGAATATTCTCACTTTTAGTAACCCATTCGAGATTCAAATAATAATTATTATGTTTATCGCCATCAACATGATTTACTTCAAATAGACCGTATGGTTTTATAAGAAATGTTTCAGCAACAAGACGATGTATATAAACATTATCAGTATTACCAAGACTCAGCCGCAAATAACCATATCTATCGTCAAACGGTTTAAGAACATGACCTCGTCGAAGGCCAATAACATCTCCGTGAATACTTATGGCATGATTCGGAAATCTTTCTATTGGAGCCCAACCCTCAGAGGCATCAATATTAATCACGACAACGCCTCCAATCGCATCTCAGTGATCCTCTTGTCGAACATGATGATCTTACTCATGATATGCGTGATGTCGTCTGGGTCAGCAATATAAACTCGAGCTTCATCATTCTGATAGATACGCATTTCGATCTCGATCTCCATAGGCTTGAATCTATACTCGAGACAGAAGAGAGCCGCGTATACTTCTAGCTGATGTTCTGATGTTGGAGATACACCAGTTTTAAGATCATGAATACGAAGCATGTTTCGTCTGAATGAGATAGCATCAGCAGTGCCAAAACAATTCTCAGAATAATAAAGAGTTTGTTCAGGACTCATTCGATAACCAATAGCATCATTAACATACATGTTCAAACTCTTCTGACTTTTAGGAAACTTAACACCTAATCGAATAGCCTGATGTGCTAGAGCATGTAGTTCGCTTCCGCGCTGCGCAGCCATAGCAGTTATGAATCGAGCTTCCAGTCTTTCGTCATCATAGTTAATCCAGTGATACACGCTTGGCGAGAGAAACGCGTGTTGGCCTACGCGATCTAAATGCTTGTTGAAGAGCATCCAACACCTCTCCTTCATTTTCGGGATAGATAAAAGCTGCGAAAGACATGTCGTTCAACCGATTAACATACCAATCTTGGTTCGGCTCAGAACGAGCATTCTCAGAAGCTTTAACTTCGAGTACGGCCCATCTGTCTTCGTAAAGGATTGTTAAATCAGGCATACCCTGTATATAATCTGTGTCGTTCTTTAGGATTATACAGTCTTGGAAACGACGACGAATTCTCTTAATAAGCTCTGCCTGATAGTATCGCTCTAACATTTACCATCCTT